CTACCTTTATTTCTATGGTAAATGATGGTGCTTTCGTAGAAGCGATTGCAGAAGCTCTTGATCGTAGTGTAAACAGTGTACGAGGAAAGGCTCTCAGCCTACTTCGTTCTGGCGATATTGACGCTATTCCCCGTCAGGAACACACCAAAGGTTCTGCAAAAAGCGATCCTTTAGCAGAGTTAGGTGATGTATCTGACATGACAGTTGAAGCAATCGCAGAGTCGATTGGTAAAACTGCACGTGGTGTAAAGACTATGTTGACCCGAAGAGGATTAACAGCGTCTGATTATGATGGTGCGGCTAAAAAAGAAAAAGCTGCCGCTAGCTAAATAGTGTTAATTTTACAGCCGTGGTGAGGGGTCACTGCGGCTGTACTCTTATCGGGGGAATCGTTGAACATAGCAAGTGCTTACTTGAAGCAAGTTTTAGACCTGCAAGATTTTGAGTCTTGGTCTTCTACGCGCAAAGCATATTTGCCTACAGCATACCATCGTCTCTTTACAGAGATAGATAAACACTGTGAGAAGTTTCATCGACTCCCCACCCTTGAGGATCTTAAGTTCGAGATCCGTGATACATCTACCAAAGAATTGCTCTTTGCAATAGATGCCATTGATGTAGAAGCTGAGCCTTTCATGCTTCTGCAGTACCTCAAGAATGAGTTTACTCAAAAAGAGATACTCAAATCTCTTGAGGATTATGTTGACAACTCCATATCCTTTGAGGATGCGGAAGAGTCTGTAAATCATCTACATCAAATAGTTCTTGATATCGAAGAAAAAGTAGAGCTTCAAGAACCCCAAGAGAGTATGCAACGTATTCCCTTGTTTGAACCAGATGAAGAACTTGGAAAGTACCTGCCCCTCGGTCTAAATACGGAGTATGACCAAGATATCACGTTCTCCCCCCGAGACTTGATTCTTGTCGGAGGCCGTCGCGGGGCAGGGAAATCTATCACTTGTGCTAACATAGCTAACTCAGTCTATGCTTCTGGCAAGTCTGCCTTATATTTCACCATTGAAATGGATAGTCGTGCAATACTGCAACGGTGTTGTTCGATTGCAACAGGCATACCCTTCTCTCGCCTACGAACTAAGAATCTTAGTATTCCTGAGTGGGAGCAAGTAGCTGGTTGGTGGGCTGCAAGATACAGTGATAGTCAAGAGAGACTAGCAGAGTATCGAGAACATCGAGACTTTGAGAAGTTTCATGATAAGTTAAAGACTAGCTGTGAGCTTCTCCCGACTCAACAGTTAGATGTAATTTATGACCCTAGCTTGACTATTTCTAAGATACGATCTGAACTTGATAAGAAAATAAAAAGTAAGATGGACGTTGGCGTGATTATCGTTGACTACATCAATCAAGTAAAAAGATCCAGTATGCCTTCTCGTGGAGGACAGTATGACTGGACAGAGCAGATCGAAGTTAGTAAAGCACTCAAGAGTATGGCACAAGAATTCGAAACCCCCGTGTTCTCACCATACCAAACTGACGCTAGCGGTGAGGCTCGTTTTGCCAAGGGAATACTAGATGCAGCAGATGCTGCGTATAGTCTTGAAACTTGGTCACAGGAAGATAATTGTATTACCTTCAAGTGTGTAAAAATGCGAGCTGCCGCTATGCGTGATTTTTCTTCTTACATGGATTGGGAGACACTCAAGATTGGTCCAGATACCGCTCTGACTCCGACAGAAAGAGAGGATAATGACCAAAAAACTGGTGAAGATATAGACGACATCTAAAATAGTTCTTGACATTTGCATCTATTTTTAGTATAATATATATTCAAAATGTGGAGGCTTTATGATTGTAAGAGGCAGTATGAGATATTCACCTAGTGGTAGAAAGAGACCAAACAAATCATTATATACAAACAAGCGTAGGGTACAATATATGCAGCTTCATGCAAATAATGAGCCTGTTCGTCGTGAGACACCCGACTACCCTTCCGCTCCGCTTACACCTTACAAACCTCGTCCTCGTGACGATTGGAAGGTGCAGGCTTCTGAGGGGTACACGATTGCACCTGCTTACAACAAAGGCGCATACCAAGTAATTAGTAAAGATAGCATTGAGGATATTGGAAAGTAATATGAATATCCCTAGTGTAATGGTAGCACGACAGTCTCCAAAACTGTTAGTCGGGGTTCGAGTCCCTGGGGGTATGCCAACTTGTTAATGGCTTTTTTATTAGTAGTAATTGTAGATGGAGAACCTGAGCCTACTGCAAATATGTACTTTCGTAATATCAATAGATGTAATTATTTTTCGGAGAGAATAGAACGAGGTAGGTACGGAAAATCGTATCGAGGGTTTCAAGCTAAAATAACAGCATATTGTACACCAAGGATGGTACCACAGGAGACAGCGTTTTGGGATTAGCACCTGATTTTAAATTTACACAACAAGACTTAACAGAACTTAATGCAGATGGAAACCGTGAGAGAGGCCGTAACGGGGAGGATGAAAGTAAGTACCCGAAACCTAAACCTCCTCTTACTCAGAGTCCTGAGTTTGCTGCAGAAGCGGAACGATATGTAGAAAGCACTACTCCTCAAGAGGAGCAAAAGTACAAAGGGTGGTTTTGGAGCTACCCAGAAAAGAAATTTTACAGATGGGATAACAGACCTTAGTGAATGTAGAAACATTACTAACAAGTAAAAATATATACTTCATGCCGAAAGGTAGCGACTTTCTTGTTCGTTGTCTAAATCCTGAGCATGAAGATAGAAACCCAAGCATGAGAATTGACCAGATTACTGGGATATTCAACTGCTTTTCTTGTGGTTACAAGGGAAGTTTATTTAATCATTTTGGAGAAAGGGCAAATCAATTACAACAGCAGCGCGAACTTTTCAAGAAGAAACTTATACAAAAGAGGTCTGAAAGTGTTGGCTTGTCCTTTCCCCAAAATAGTTTACCATATGTAGGAAACTGGAGAGATATTCGTCCAGAAACCTATAGAAAGTTTGAGGCGTTTCAGCACTCTGACTCTGACTATGTAGGAAGAATAGTATTTCCTATACGAGACATTGCAGGGCGTATAGTTGCGTTCCAAGGGCGGCACACAGCAGACGGGAGGCCAAAATATAAATTTACTCCTCCAGGCGCAAAACTTCCGTTCTTCCCGATAGTGGATTTTATACAGGGTTCCGCTATCCTAGTTGAGGGCATTTTTGACATGATAAACCTTCATGATAAGGGATTGACAAATGCTGTGTGCTGCTTTGGAACTAATAATTACAATGAAGCAAAATTATCAATGCTCCGAGTACAAGGAGCAGAGTACGTGGACATCTTTTTTGATGGAGACGATGCGGGACAAAGTGCCGCAGAAAAACTAAAGACTGAGTGTGAGAAAGTTGGTCTCGTAGCTAGGAATGTGCATATCAAAAACACAGACCCTGGTGCTCTCAGTCAACTTCAAGTAGATAAGTTAAAGGAAAAATTATATGAAGTTACCAGCTAAAGTTGCTCTAGTAGAAACTAAACCTAGTAGAACAGACTTTAACAAAGCGTTTGGTGGAGCTTTCGAGTTCGACCAGTATCAGCTTTGTTCTGATCCTACTATAAAGAAAGTATTGAAGAGAGATTGTGATATAACCTTTAACGCAGACTTATATGACTGGATTGTTCTAGTTGGGAGTGATGCGTTGAAATACTTCACAAAGATAAATTCAGTAACAGAATATTCTGGTAAGAAAGTAGAAGATAAATTCTTGCCAGTAATAAACCCAGCCATGCTTACCTTCAAGCCAGAAGCACGTAAGACATGGGAAGATTCAAAAGAAAGCATCATTAAGTATATAAATGGTGAGATAGAAGAGGTGATAATAGATGAGTCAATCGCATTTGGCATACAAGATACAAAAGAGTGTAACACGTTTTTACGAGAAGCAATCGCAGATTCTGGTACATTTATTGCTCTGGATTCCGAGACGACTGGGCTCTATCCTAGGGACGGGCACATTCTGGGGATATCACTTTCTTACGACGGCAAACGCGGAGCATATATCTCAACAGACTGCTTTGATGAAGAGACTGAAGAGCTTCTTCAAACGCTCTTCAGCAAAAAGCGAGTAGTATTTCATAACGCAAAGTTTGACGTTGCATTCTTTGAGTACCACTTCAACTTTGAGTTCCCAAGAATAGAAGACACCATGCTGCTCCACTATCTCATAGACGAGAATCCCGGAGGGCATGGCCTGAAGCAGTTATCTATTCGATTTACTCCATATGGCGACTATGAGAAGCCAATGTATGAGTGGATGGATAACTACAGAAAAGAAAACGGCATCCTGAAAGGAGACTTCCAGTGGGGGTCTATTCCCTTTGATATAATGAAAACATATGCAGCAATGGATGCTCTATGTACTTATCTTCTTTACGACAAGTTTAAGAAGATTAAAGAGAACCCCAAACTCAAGTGGGTATACGATAACATACTCATTCCTGGCACACGCTTTCTGATTGATGCACAGGACAACGGTGTTCCTTTCGACAAGAAAAGATTATACGCAGCTCAGGAGCTTATGCAGGACGATATTGATACTGCCGTTACTGGGCTATACAAGAACCCTATAATAAACAAGTGGGAAAAGTACAATGGAAAAGATTTTAATCCTAATTCTACTGTCCAGCTACGTTCCCTTCTTTTTGACTATCTTGATCTGCAACCAACTGGCAAAAAGACAGGAACAGGAGCTCACTCTACGGATGCAGAGGTATTGCAAGAACTTGGATCCCAGTCGGAAATTCCACGACTTATCCTTGACATACGTCAACGATCCAAAATTAAAAATACTTATCTGGACAAAATCATACCGCAACTGGATAGAGATAGCAGATTGCGCACATCGTTCAACCTTCATGGTACTACTAGCGGTAGGCTCAGTTCTAGTGGTAAGCTTAATATGCAACAGCTTCCTCGGGATAACCCTGCTGTAAAAGGATGTATCAAAGCGGCGGAAGGACATAAGATTGTTGCAATGGACTTGACTACGGCAGAGGTTTATGTTGCCGCAGTTCTTGCCAAAGACAAAGCACTTATGGAAGTATTTCGTTCAGGCGGAAACTTTCACAGTAGTATTGCGAAGACAGTATTTCGTCTACCGTGTGAAGTAGAAGAAGTAGCAGAACTATACACAACACAAAGACAGGCTGCAAAAGCAGTTACATTCGGCATCATGTATGGTGCAGGCCCAAAGAAGATTAGTGAGCAAGTTACCAAAGACTCTGGCAAATACTTTAGTCAGCAAGAAGCAAAAGAAGTTATTGATGACTACTTTGAATCGTTTCATGCGCTTAAGAAGTGGATAAACGACAACCACAGATTCATTGAACAAAATGGGTTTGTATACAGTTTCTTTGGTAGAAAAAGGAGATTACCAAATGTCAAATCTTCGGACGCAGGTATCAAAAGTCACAGCATTCGTTCTGGTCTTAACTTTTTGGTCCAGTCTACTGCTTCTGATATTAACCTGCTTGGGGCTATAGATATGCATGATGATATACAGGCAAGCAAGATGAAAGCCCGTATCTTTGCACTTGTACACGATTCTATTCTTGCAGAAGTTCCAGACGACGAGATAGAAGTGTACTCAGAAAAACTTAAGTATTGTATACAGAAAGACAGAGGAATTATTATTCCTGGCGCTCCAGTTGGGTGCGACTTCGAAATCGGAGACGACTA